TTTTTTTGCGACGTCTGCCTGCTCCGTGCCGATGCCGTTGAGCCGCTGTGCGACGGCGAACACCCGGTCAAGGGCGCGAGCGCTCTTGCGACCCAAGGCTGCGATTTCGCCATCCTCGAAAAGGCGCAGGCCGCTTTCGTCGCAGAGCGTAAGAGCTACGAGTCGGGCACGTACGTTCTCCATCCGCCCCTCTTTGGAGCCTTCTCGGCCAATGAGGCTCGCCTCAAAGGCATCACGGTCGGTACCGCTCATGGTCCGAACGTAGACATCCCCGCCCCATTCGGAAACATGGACGGTTTCGCGCGGAAGATCGTCGGCAGCCAGGATCGCTTCTTTGGAAAGGATGTTCATACGCTTCATGCCTCCGTGATGTCGCCGTCAATCTCGATCGTGACGCTGGCCTCAACCACGGCATCCACGCCACCTTGAACGCTGAACTGGGTCACATAGCCGTAGAACGTCCAGGTCGCAGCCGGGGCCGTATCGGTGAAGGTGATCCTGAACTGACGCCGGGTGCGATTTCCGCGGTCGGTGCGCAGTCCCTGGTGGACCGTGTCATCCGGACTGAAATGCAAGCTCAAGCTCAGCTGACCCTCATCGCGAAGGCCCACCCGCTTTTCTTTGGCGGTCGATGCGAGGTTGGTGACGTCGATGACCGACGCTTGGCCTCCTGGCCCTTGGAACGAGACCACGTTCGGGATAGTTTCAAACGCGGTGGCGCCGAAGCGCGCAATGATGATCCCCTGCGCAGTGATGGCAGTACTCGGCATAGAAAGCCTCCAACAAAAAAGAAATGAAACGCTTAGCGGTAGTAGGTGAAGTCCACGGACACCCGATAAACCTGGGCGTCCTGGTCAAAGTCGGTCAGGCTCATGCGTACATCGGCAATGGTGTGGATGTCGGCCATCAAGGCCGCCAACACCTGGTCCTGCAACTGGTCGCAGACCTCAAGGGTTCGGGCATAGGCGTCGACCTGCACGCGCGAGCGCTTCAAGGCACCCGGACCATCAATCGCGACAACGTGCGTCTGATCGACCGGGGTGTAGACAAGCGTCGGGTACTGCGCGGTCTGTGGCGCCACCACGGCGTACACCTCTCCGCCAGCCAAGTGCTTGATCGCGTCATAAAAGTCCTGCATCGCTACCGACCCTTCAAAGCCTTGACTTCGATCTCGATGCGCTGTGCCAAACGACCCTTGATCGCCTCGACGGCCTCACGGCGCCGGGACTCGAGTGCCGGCCGCAGGAAGGGTCTGGCAGCCATCTTGCGTGTGCCGAATTCCACAAAGCGCCAGTACCAGGCGTCTTGCGAGAGGTTGCCTCGCTTGCCTTGGTTGCGGTACTTCTTGCCGTGGCGCACCAACACATAGAACGTCTGCCTGCCGCCACCGGAAAGCTCTCGAATGTGCTTCATGATCACCGAGCGCTTGAGCGTGCCGGGCGGAGGCTGCTTGGGGCCAAGTGACTGAGCGGCTTTAGGAGCCCGGGAGCGCGCCTCATCGCGGATCACCTTGGCGCCGGCGTAGACCGAAGCCCTGAGGCCACGATTAGCGATGCGCTGGGGAAGCTCTTTAAGAGCTCGGTCCAACTGGGCAAGGCCTTCGATGCGAACCGTTTCAACCTTAGCCATCCCGAATTCCTTCGCTTGCCAAAAGGATCACGGACACATTGGCCTCATCGTCATTGAGCGCCGCGTGAATGGCAAAAGTCCGGCCACGAAAAAGCACACGCATCCGGGAAACCGCCTGCGGATCATTCAGATCGGGGCGGTGGCGCACCGTGATCTGATGAGTCAACTCCGCTGACACCCGGTCTGCGATGCGGGCCTCGCGACCTGAAAGTGGCTGGATATCAGCCCACACCGTAGCCACATCAGCCCAGACTTGCGTTGGCGCTCCCAGAGAGTCCTTGACCGTCGTTGGCTGCTGAATGCGAATGCGGTGATTGAGCTGACCCGCGCTGATGGCGCTCATACAAGGCTCACCTTGAATCCGTCGAGCAATCCATCCACAAAGGGCAACGGATCAATGCGCCCGCGAGAGAGCACGGCCATCTCTTCCCGATGCCCATAAAGACTTCCCACGCGCAGCTTGATCCAATTCTTGAGGCCCTCGGGCACAGCACTGGCAGCACCGTAGCCCGCGTCGAATGTGACTACGACAGCCCCGATTTGAGGCAAGGTAGGCGGCCAGGTCTTACCGAACACGGGGCTTAGGCGTGCCGGCTCGCAGGCCGCGTCCAGCACGTAGTCACTGACCGGCAGCACCTGGGGGGTGCCGGTCATGTCCAGGTATTCGACGCTCGACACCGACTGAACCGGGCATTTGGCGATCAAGATGGCGTGTGCAGGCAAGCTGAAAGTCGCGCCTGACGCTGCATGCATCAGCGACGGCCCAGGGAAGGCATCGAGAACCAGCTTCCAGCGAGCCGTCATCAACTGCCTGCCGGTGATGGTCTCCGCGGCCTGCCGGGCCGCAGAGATGAGCGAGCCAATCAGCGGGTCATCGTCGCCACCGTCCACCCGCAGGTGAAGCTTCGCTTCGGCAAGCGAGACGGGCTCCCCTGCGGGCGGGGTGACGAGTTGCAGCGGCATCAGACGACCTGGACGACAGCAGCCTGGTTATTGGCGTCGCCCGGTGCAAACCGGGGATTCACACCCAGCAGCTGCGCCGCAGTCAGACTGGCAGCCACGCCCACGGTCACCGACAGGCGCACGAAGGCATAGCCGTTGGCCACATCCAGGTCATCCGGGCGCAGGTTGATCAGGGCCTGCTTGGACGAGCCACTGGCAGCCTGGGTGAACTGCGTGATGGCCTTGCCCGTCAGGTCCTTGGCACCGGTGCCCGAGGCATCCTGGGCTTGCTGGAGCTTGGCATCCATCGTGGCGCCCGTGCCCAGCGCGCCGCTTTGGATGACCGCCAGCAGGTTGTGGTGGTTACCGGCTGCGATCCAGCCGGTAGAGGTGGTGCCGACAGCCTGGCTGGCTGGGTCGATGGTGGCAAGAACCGAGAACAGCTCGCTGCCTTTTGCGTTGGGAAACATGTGATTTCTCCTTGATGGTCAGGCGCTTGATCAGCGAGCGCCCAGTTGGACAAAGGGCGACAGGGTGGTGTTGCCCTTGGCGGGGGTGATCGGCGCGACGATCTTGGATTGGCCATCCATGCGGAACGTGGTGCGAAAAGCCGTGAGGTCCGCATCGAAGTACAAGTGCATGGAAGTAGCGGTTTGCATGCCACCCGCCTTGGTGATGGTCTGGTAGTACGACAGGTCCGCCAGGAGCACATCGCCTGCAGTGGAGAAAGTGTTTGCGTGCTGGGAGACGATCACCGGGCGGCCCAGCAGAGTGCCGTAGGGCGAGACCTGAATGCCTCCAGGATTCACACCAGTGGGCAGGTAGATCGGGTAGTTGCCCAGTGTCAGCGTGAAAAGCGCCGGAAGCACGTCGTTGTTGACGATCCAGACGGCCTTGCCAAATGAGCCGGGCGGCAGGCGCGAGATCATCTTGGCCAGGTTCTGGGCCAGCAGCGTCTGCGTCGCCTGACCCGACTCCTTGGCCACGGTCACCGTGGTGGCATTGTTCATGCAGCCCACCGGCAGGCCAGTGCCCGAGCCAAACAGGATCGACTCGTTGGTCTTCCAGCGAATGGAGGTGGCGATCTTGTCTGGCAGGTAGGTCGACAAGGCATTGGTGTCGTCCAGCAGCTCATCCGTCACCGGCACCAGGGCCATGAGCTTTTTGAGGCGAAGCGTCGACAGGCCCAGCACCGGCTTGGTACCGATCGCAGAAGCTGCTTCACCTTGCCAATAGGCACG